ATAGACGCACCGCTCCACACGCGCTTAACTGGTTCATTTCAGCCACCCGAATAAGTATTATCCGCATCGGCAGAATCGAGAATCAATGACTTACGCGCGATATCTCGACAACTGACTGCGCGGAGTATCCACTAACACGGCTGGAACCCGCATTATACCTAGTGTGCAGTGCGGTATTTAACATAATAAGTATTATCCGCCAGTGCGTAGTGAGCGGCCACATACACGGCAGGGGGGGGCAAGCTGCCGATATATTAGCGGATATCCCCCTCCCCTATTTTCCGGAGCCTTTGCTACCCACGGGCGCAGAGAGAACGATGAAAGATCACTCAAAATCCATTTCGCAGGTCGAGCGCAGCCGTAAGTATTTCAAATTACAGCTGTATTCCCCCTATCCGTATCAGCGCAGATTCCACGAGATGAAAGACCCGCAGGGGAAGGTGGCTAAAGCCAGATGTTTGATGGCCGCGAATCAGATCGGGAAAACGCTTTGCGGCGGGGCTGAAGCAGCGATCCACGCAACCGGGCTTTATCCAGACTGGTGGGACGGGCCGAGGTTCGCTTTTCCGCCGCACCTGGTCTGTTCCGGGGTGAATTCCTACCGGACCCGCGATTTGATCCAGAAGGAATTACTGGGCACGGCTAATAAGGACGCCGAGGATGATCTGGGAACGGGGTGGATACCGAAACACTGCCTGATTGACACAGACCGGAAGCCCGGAATACCAGGGGCGGTGGAGAAAATCCACGTCAGACATGCCAGGGGGCGCTGCGAAATCCTGCTCCTGGGGTACGAAGACGGCGCGGCGAAAGTCATGGGCGAGAGGATCGATTACGGCTGGATGGATGAGGAACCACCCCCGGAAATCTGGTCTCAATACGTCAGGGGCACGATTGCGACGGGCGGGTATCTGGCGCTGACGTTTACCCCGGAAGAGGGGATGACGCAGGTCGTCTTTCGGTTCAAGAACGACTGCCCGCCTAATTACGCTCTGATGCAGGCTTCTTGGGAAGACGCGCCGCATATCACCGCTGAACGGCGCGAAGAGTTGCTGCGGGAAATGCTGCCCCACGAAAGGGACATGAGGTCCAGGGGCGACCCGGTAGTCGGTGATTCCATGATCTTCCCGATTGTGGATGACGATATCCGCTGCGATTCATTCAAAATCCCCGAACAGTGGCCGCAGATACTCGGAATCGACTTCGGCGGGGATCATCCGTTTGCATGCGTGAAGATTGCCTTTGATCCGTCGGGGAAGAAGAAAAAGGGCTACATCGTTGACTGCACGAAGCAACGCAGGCTCACCATCCCCCAGGAGTGTTCAATCATCAAGGGTATGGGCGGGGACAAAACCCCCGTGGCGTGGCCGCATGATGGTAACAAGCAGGACAAGCAGTCCGGCAGACCCGTTGCGGATTTGTACCGTGACGAGGGGGTCAAGATGCTGGAACAGCACTTTTCCAATCCCCCGGAACCGGGGAAACCCGAGGGCACCGGGGGGCAGGGAATCGAAGCCGGCCTGAAACGGATGTATTGGGCCATGACTGAGGGAAGGCTAAAGGTATTTGCGCATCTCTCGGAATGGTTTAAGGAAAAGGCCATGTTTCACCGCAAGGATGGGAAGGTCGTTGCTTTGGAAGACGATTTAATGGCCGCCTCCCGATACGCCTATGTCTCAGCCCTGGATTCAAACGACGGCTTCAGGTTCGCGGAAACGATCCGGGCGAGATCGGACTTCATGCGCAAACTAAAGTTTGATTCCAGGTCGTTTCGATAACCATGCCGTGTCACGCATAACCACAAGCGAAGCAAATAGAGAGGAAAGAACATGGCGAGAGCGAAGCAAATAGCGCCACGGGGGATTGACAGCGGCGAGCCGTCTATCCGCGCGGTCCTCGGCGAGATGCAAAAGCCCCTGAAAGGCGATCCGAGCAAGAAAGCCTCCGAATCCGGCGTTTCCATCATGGAATACGCCACACGGGTACTGAAAAATCAGGGCAGCGAATTACTGCCGATGTTCAAGGCCGCGAAAGTGGAAGCCGCTCTGCGGGGGCAGGGGTATTCTGACGACGATTCAAGGCGCGCGGTCAAAGAACTGGGACTGTTGACATAACTCTATGCTGAGCAATACTGATCTTCTTGCGCGGATCAATGCTCTGGCATCCGGGGCCATTGGATCGGAGGACTCCACCGTCTCCACTGATCGCGCAACGGCGATGGATCATTATCGTGGCGAGCCATACGGCACCGAGATTGATGGACGATCTCAGGTCGTTTCCCGCGATCTTTCTGAAACCGTGGATCGCATGCTGCCGGCGTTGATCAAGCCCTTTTTCACCTGTGGGAATATCGTAGAATTCAAGCCGCACGGCACGGAAGATATCGCGTTAGCCGAGCAGGAGACGGATTACACCAATTACGTCGTCTTGAACCAGAATCCCGCCTTTACCATCTTTCACGACTGGTTTAAAGACGCGCTGATCCTTAAGAACGGTTATGTTAAGGCTTGGTGGGATGAGAAACAGACCTCGAAGATCGAGGAGTATGAAGGTCTGACGATGGATGAGGCCGCGAAGGTTCTCTCCGACTATCAGGCCGAGGATAAGGTTGAAATCCTGTCGCAGCAGGAGCGCAAGATCAGGGTCGATCTCCCCACGGGACCGCAGGAAATACCTGTTTATGACTTGAAAATCCGCTGCACCAAGAAAAGCGGCGGCGTGAAGATTGAGGCCGTGCCCTGCGAAGAGATCAGGGTCTCGAAGCGATGCCGTGGGAACCTGGATGCATCGGATTACGTTGAACACAACACCAAAAAGACCCGCACAGCCCTGATTGAAATGGGGATGCCGAAGGCGTTTGTCAACGCCTTGCCGAAATATTCGTCTAAGGGCGGCTCCGAAGAAGAGGCGCGGGATCAGGATTCTGAGTCCCAGGGGCAGGAAGGCATTGATCCGTCAATGGATGAGATCGAGTACCGGGAATGCTATGTCATGGCAGATGCGGACGAAGACGGCATCGCGGAACTCCGGAAGATCGTCGTCGTCGGCAAGCAAATTCCAGACGGTGAGGACTGGAATCATGAAATAGAAGAGCAGCCCCTGTGTTCCATTGTCCCGAAGCGGATGCCGCACCGGCACGTCGGTGAATCCGTAGATGACGATATCGAGGACTTACAGGAGATCAAGACGATCTTCGTCCGCAATTTCCTCGACAACATGTACGGACAGGTCAACATGGAATGGCTGGTCAACGGCAGGGTCAATCTGGACGACTTCCTTGTCAGCCGGCCGATGGGCGTCAAAAGAATCGACGATAAACAACCTGTTGGGGATTGCGCCAGCCCTGTTATCAAACCGGACGTGCTGCCGAAGATTCTCCCAGCCATTGATTATGTGGACCGGGTCATTTCCAACCGCACCGGGGTTACTCCGAACACCGGGCTTGATCCGGATGTATTGAAGGAAGTCAGGAAAACCCCGTACATGGATCAGGCCAATCAGGCGAACGCCAAGATCGAGATGATCGTGAGGATGTTCGCGGAAACCGGGGTCAAAGACCTGATGCTGAAAGTCCACAACCTGATTTTGAGACACCAGGACAAGCCGCTGATGGTCAAGTTGCGGAATCAGTTTGTACCCGTTGATCCGACTCAATGGAAGTCCAGGACCGATCTGGCGGTGAATGTCGGCCTCGGAACCGGGAACAGGGAGGAAATCAAGGAGACGATCTCGATTATCTCCAGCCTTCAGGAAAAACTAATGCCGTTCGGCCTCGTCACCGAAAGACATGCTTTCAATTCTTTTAACCGCCTGGTCAAAGTATTGGGAGAGCCGAACCCAGAAGCCTATGCGATGAACCCAGAGTCGCAGGAATTCCGGCAGATGCAGGAAGCCAAAAAGAACCAGCCGCCTCCGCCTAATCCGCTTGCGGAAGCGGAGCAAATCAAGGGGCAGTTCAAGATACAAGCCGAGCAGATGCACATGCAGCAGAAAGCGCAGGCTGAGCAGATGAAATTCCAGATGGAACAGCAAAATGAGCGGCTGCGGCTGGATTTTGAGGCTTGGCGGACGCAGCTTCAGGAAGACACCAAGAAAAGCGTGGCGATCATGACCCAGGAAATCAAGGCCCTGGTTGAGGGCTACAAAGTGGATATGGGGCAGGCTGGACTTGGCGGCGAGTTTCAGGGGGCGTCATGATCTTTGCGAAATATCACAGTCTGTCGAAAGAGGTTCCGTGTTTCGGCGTGTCCTTCGGAACGTGGCGCGCTTATCTCCCGCCGTGGCGTAGATGGTATGTGCGTCTTAACTGGCGGGTGGCTGAGCGTCGCCACGTTGTTTGGTGCTACGCATGAAAGATCGGAACATCGTGTTAGAGGAAATTGTGATCAGGGGACAGAACGCCTCTGCGCTCTTGAATAACCCGATCTTGAAGGAGGCCTTTGCGAAGCTCGAAGCGGCCCTGGAAGAACGCGAACTCGCCACATTTACCACGGACACAGAAGCCTGCCAAGACATCATCCGCACCAAGCAGCTTTTGGCGGGCCTGCAGCGCAACATCACGACTTTGTTGGACAGCGGAAAGCTCGCGGCCAGGGAACTGGAAATGCGCCGCCCGAAGGAATCCATTCTAAGAAAACTGGTGCGATGAAAGAGGGTCTCTCAATCGAACACAACGATCAGGGCCTTGTCCTGATCAGATTCGACAAGCCCACCGAGGGCATGGCGATGCCGTTTCAGATCGCTGCCGCCATCGCCATTGATCTGATGGATCATGCCAAAAAAGCACAGGAGCAACAGCGACGAATCATAATGAATTGATGAATTGATTTGACCTCAAACGGTCACGCCATTTGGCGTCGATCAATGGGGCATGGCTGATAACAACAACAAGAACGTGCCTTTAGGCACCGGCCAGCCTCACCCTTTCCTCGATAACAACAAGAATAAAGCAGGAGCATTGAAATGCCAGAAGCTACCCCCACGGGCGCTGTAGATGTGCATTCGGAAATTTTGTCAATTCTGAACAAGTCCAAGACGGAAGCTACCCCCAAAGAGCCAGAAGCTCAAAAGGATGCGCCAAAGTCCGTTGAGGACGAATCGGGAAGCGACGACGCTACCCCGAGGGAACCTGAGAAAGAAGCGGAAGCAGAAGAAGAACAGCAGGGACTGGAATTGTCAGCCGTTGCTGCCGTGTTCGGCGTGGATGAATCCATGCTCGATGTCGGCAAAGACGGGAAGGTCTTCGTGAAAACGAAGATCGACGGACAGGAAGGCGCTGCCACGTTCAACGATCTGCTTAAAAGCTATCAGCTTGAAGGCCACCTGAACAAGAAAAACATGGAAGTGGCGGAGATGCGCAAGGCGCTGGAAGCCGAAAGAAACGCTTTTCAGCAGAATGCGCAAGCAGAACTCCAACGAGTAGGTAACGCGCTGCAAATCGCCCAAATCGAACTGAACGCCGATTTCCAAAACGTCAACTGGGCGGAATTGGAGTCCGTCAATCCGGCCGAATACACCCGGATGCGGCTCAAGTTCCAGGATCGGCAGAACCGCATACAGGCAGCGGGACAATTCCTGTCGCAATACACCTTGCAGCAACGAGAGGCGCTCGTACAGCAGGAGTCGGAAAAGCTTTTTGCCAAAATCCCCGAATGGCGTGACCGCAAGGCGTTCGAGACCGCCCGCACGGAGATGATCAACGAGCTAGCCGAGTACGGTTTCAGGCAGGAGGAAGTCATGTCTGCTACGGACCATCGGATACTGTTGATGGCCCGCGATGCGCTGGCGTATCGGAAGCTGAGGGCATCACAACCGGAAGTGAAGAAGAAGGTTGTGCAGGCCCCGAAGATGATCAAGCCGGGAGTGCCAGCAGAACCCACCGGAGCGGATGCCAAAATCAGCCAACTCAAGGCGAAGGTGAACGATGGCGATAGTCTGCGCGAGTACCTGATTAAGTCCGGCGTCGCCGGACGTAAATAACAAGAACTAGAAGGAATCGCAGGAGGTTCCCAAATGGCTCAAACAACCGGCACCCATTCGTCTTACGACGCAACGGGTAATTACGACGACCTTGCCGATGTCGTCTATAAGGTCTGGGCGGATGAAACCCCCGGACTGTCAAGGATCAAGCGCAACAAGGCGACGGCCACTTATCACGAGTGGGTCCGTTCCGCGCTTGCTTCATCGGGCACCAACTACGTGATTGAAGGCGATGAGGCCACAGCGGACACGCTGGTTTCGCGCACCCGGGCAGGCAATTACACCTGTATCTCGGACAAGGTGCCGATTGTCACCGGCACGCAGGAAGCGGTTTCCAAGGCCGGCGTTGACTCCGAAATGGCTTACCAGCTGGAAAAGCTGATGAAGGAGTTGAAGACGGACGTCGAGAAAATGATCTGGGACAACAATGCCCGCGTTGCAGGTAATGACACCACTGCTAGGGAAGCGGCTGGAATGCCGTCCTGGCTGATCTCGAATGTGGACAAGGCTTCCGATGCAACCCTGGCAACGGGGGACGGCACGGATGCCTTTACCACGGGGACGGCCCGCGCGCTGACGGAAAACCTGGTGGAAAGCTGCTTGGCCTCGGTGTACGCGAGCGGCGGCAATCCGACCTGGGGCACGCTCGGCACCTGGCAGAAGCGGAAGTTCGCGGCTTTCACGGCCAACACAACCCGCACGCAGGAGCAGAACAAGTCCGGGAAATTGGTGAACACGGTTGACGTGTACACCGATCCGCTGGGCTTTACCGTGCAGCTTGTGCCGAACCGGCACTCAGTGACCTCCATGATCTTTTTCGTTGACCCGGACTATACCCGGATTTCAATCCTGCGGGATTTCCGCAGTTGGGATTTGGCGAAGTTGGGCGACCATTTCCGTAAGCAGTTGCTTGCGGAGTGGACACTGGAAGTATCCAGCGAAAAGGCACACGGGATGATCACCGATCTGTCCACGTCTTGATGAGTTGTAACCCGTAACCACGAAGGGGGCCGCAAGGCCCCTTTCTTTTTCAAGAGGAAAACACAATGAAACGCATTTGGATCGGGCTGCTCTCGATCATGCTGCTGGCTCCGGTGGTCCTTTCCGCTGCGAACTGGCATAACCTGACCGATGGCGGCCACTGCCTGCAGATCGCAGGTTTCACGGACTCCTTCTGCTTCGAGAATGACGGCGATATCGTCATTGACGACGGCGTGACGGATGCTCCCACTTTAACGTTCAAGGACGCCACCGACGAAACGCTCGTGTTTACAAAGCTGGACGGAAGCCACTTCACCGCGACGATTACCGCTGCGGACGCCTTTCAGGTTTTGACGGGCAATCTGCGGGTCGGTAACGGCACCCCTGGCGAAACCATCAACGGCGAAGACCTGTATGTCGAAGGGATTTCAGAATTCGACGGCACGGCGAACTTTGACGGGGCTGTGGACATGGCTTCGACTTTGGCCATGGGCGGGGCTTTGACGGTCGGTGCCAGCGGTACGCTGGACCTGAACGGCGTAGCCGATGCGCTCGTGATCGACGCGGACGCGGATACCACGATCAGCGCACCGACTGACGATCAGGTTGATTTCGAGATCAATGGTGCCGATGACTTCACGATGACCGCGAATGCGTTCAACGTGCTGTCCGGCAGCGATCTGAATATCGCCTCGGGCGCGACCGGCACGTTTACCGGAAACGTCACCGCAACAGGCACGATGACGCTGAATGGCGCTGTAACGCACGGCTCAACGGTCGCGTCCAGCGGCAACGCTGTTGACATGACGTTGAATGTCCCGACGAACGGCGGCAACGCGAATGCCAAGAATGAATACGTTGGCATCCCGAGGATCGCCGGTTTTGCGACGGGTACGGGCACCAATGGCACGGCGGCCAGCAAGACCGTCACGGGCTACATCGACGAAACCCCGGCGGGTGAGTGGACCGCAACGGCGAACATCACGAGCAACACGGACGCCACCGAGTACCGCAAGGGCACGGCATCGCTGGAACTCGTGGTCGGCGCGACGCCGGCTGCGGATAACGGCGCGGATAACACGCTGTCCGGCGGTGATGAAGATTGGTCCGCTGATGAGTCGTTCGGTTTCTGGCACATGTGTTCCGTGACGACGACTGCGGGCGACTGGGTACTTGAAATCACGGACTCTGTTGCCGGCGCAACGGATGTCAATGTTCCCGCCCTGACTTCCGCGAACGTCTGGACCTGGGTTGAAGTGGACATTTCCGGCGTGGCCGATGCATCGAAGGATGTCATCCAGAGCATCGCGTTTGATCTGTCCGCTGCCGGAGCCACGGCTCTGGTATCCGATACATGCAATTTCGACTACGCGTACAAGTGGGATGCCACGGAAGAGGACGCGATGTCGATTGACGTCCTCACGGATGGCGTGATCGCCGTGTACAAAGTGCTGACGGCGGCCGCTGGCGTGAACGACGTGTCAATGGCGGCAGAGGGCACGGACTACTTCGTCCACTACGAGACCGGCAACGACTTTCTCGTCTGGATAACCGATCAGTCTGCTAACGCCCTCTGGGGCTTCGCGGCGTTGGAGTAATTTCAAGCTGATCTGAAACGGGGGCTTCGGCCCCCCTTTCTTTAAGAGGAACACACAATGAATGTAGTCGAAGTAAGACAGGCGGACTGGAACAGAACCGCGACGGCGGCAGATAACACCATCGTCACGACTTCCGAGGCCGCAGTGTCCAATGCGCGCCACCGGATCACATCTATCTCTGCGCTGTATGACGATTCTGCCCAGGTCGGAACACTCAGGATGTTCGGGCTTGAAGTGGTCAACGGCGTCAGGGGTTACGTCGGCGCAATGGACCTAACCGATACGGCGGTCTTGAACCTGACCACGAATGTCTTCACCTTCGCCGGTCACGGCCTGACCAATACGGATAAGGTGGTCTATCACAACGGCGGCGGAACATCTGTAACTGGATTGACTTCTGGGACGATGTACTTTGTGGTCGGCGTTTCTGGGGACGATTTCCAGTTGTCCTTAACAGAAGGCGGGGCGGCAATTGACCTGTCCGGCACTCAGGCGAACTTCGGCGCGGCGCAGTTCATTCTTAAGAAGTCTCAGGAATGGGCGGTTGCTGGCAGCTTGTCATTGACACTGTTCCACCCGCTAGTTGGCGGTGTCGGCGTGCCAGTGAACACGCAATTAACCGCGATTGCCTCAACGCAGGGATTCGTGAACTTGTCCGGGTACACAAAGAGCTAAGTTTAAGGGGGCATCATGCGAGTCGAGCACGACGGCGACATTACCCGCAAGTCCGTTTTTCAGGATGGGAAAATGTACATGGAAATCGTGCAGGACATCTCCGCTTATCTAAAGCGCAACGCCGAACTCCGGGCGGAACGCTCGGGAATGGACAAGTTCAAGAAGGCGATGGTAGCGAAACACCTGATGCACTCGGCCAGCATCCCCACGGGTTTCGTCGCGCAGATGCGAAACGGCCAATGCTGCACAGACGGCAAATCTTACGACCTGTATTCAAGCGACCGGGACGAAATCCGCAGGGCATTGCTGCACGTCCAGCTTTACCATCCGGCGTTCATGGTGGTCGATGCGAAGGTATTTTCATCCAAACATACGAAATGGTGAGCCGTGGCAATAACAACCTATGCGGAACTGAAGACCGCCATTGAAAACTACTACGCCCGCTCGGATTCCACCTTCACGGCCCGGATAGACGAATTCATCGATCTGGCGGAAGACCGCATCCATTACGGCGATGACGGCCCCCTCCCGTCCGAACCGCTGCGTCTGGTGGGCATGGAGACGACCGGAGACCTGACGGTCAGTTCCCAGACGGTCGCGCAACCCACGGGATTTCTGGCGGCCAGAAGGCTCTACCTCAACACCGATCCGAAGGTCGATTTGGAATACATGGCACCGGATCGTTTCTGGTCCGCGTCTGCGAATACTTCCGGGACTTCCGGAGAACCGAAAATTTTCACGATTGAGGGCACAAACTTCGTGTTCGGTCCATCACCGGACACGTCCTATACGGGCAAACTCGCGTACTGGAAAAAGCTGGACGCCCTTTCCGATTCAGCAACGACCAACTGGCTGATCACGAATTCTCCGGGGACTTACCTGTACGCCTGTCTTTTAGAGGCCGCGATATGGGACAAGAGCTTCGAGGATGCGGCCAAGTATATGGCTGCTTACGCGGGCAGGGTGAATGCTTTGATGGGGCAAGACCGTAAACATCGCTTCCCCGGTACGCCGTTAGCCGCTAGAGTTGATTGGGTGCGCTGATGCCAATCATGCGCTTTGGGGAATACCTCCCCGATCTCCCGGCGCTGGACAACCCCGGAAGTCCCTACGTCAACAACGTTCTGCCGTTCCTGGACGGGGCCTATCGCCCGCTGAAAGATGTCTCGGCCATTACCAGCGCCCTCACCGCCCGTTGCCGGGGCGCTTATTCGGTCAGGAACACTGACGCCGCCGCGTATACCTACGCTGGCGACGCTACGAAGCTCTACGAGATCACGGGCGGGGCAACGTCTTTTACTGATCGCTCGGGGGCCACCTATACCACGGCGGCGGACGAAAACTGGGAGTTCTGCAAGTTCAACAACAAGATCATCGCCACCAATCTGAGCGATGAAATCCAATGGCAGACCATTGCCTCCGGAACCAATTTCGCCGATCTGGTGGCATCACCAAAGGCGCGGCATATCGGCGTTGTTGCCGGCTCGTTTATAGTCGCCGGCAATCTCGATGAATCGGGCACGCTCAGCCCCACGAAAATACGCTGGTCGGCGTTTGAAGACGAAACCGACTGGACGGCAGCGGCGTCAACGATGTCGGATTCCAGAACTCTTAGATCGTCCGCTCAATACGGTGGCGGCTGGGTACAGAAGATCATCGGCGGAGAATACGGAGTCATTTTCCAGGAGTTTTCGATCTGGCGGATGACGTTCGTTGGCTCGCCCAAAGTGTTCCAGTTGGATGAAGTCCTGCCGGGTTACGGGACGCCCGCCGTTAATTCCGTGACTCAGTACGGCAACATGATTTTCTATCTGGGGCAAGAGGGGTTCGATCTCGTCATGAACGGGGTCGAGAGAATCCCCATCGGGGCCAACAAGGTCGATAACTTCTTCCTTGCCGATGTGGATTCCACCTACATGATGCGCGTGATCGGGGCGGTTGATCCAACCAATCGAATCGTGGCGTGGATTTATCCCGCTCAAGATGCTTCCAGTGGAATTCCAAACCGGATCATTGCCTACAACTGGATCACGAAAAAATGGGGCAGGGGCGCGATTGACGCCGAGTGGATTTTCTGCGGGCTCGGATCGGGCTACACCTTAGATGAACTGGATTCGGTCAACGCCTCATTGGATGCCCTCCCCGCGTCTCTCGATTCACGGCAATACGTTGAGGGGGCCTTGCAGCTTTCCGCGTTTGACGAAGCGCACAAGCTCTCGGGCTTCACCGGATCGGAACTTGCGGCCTCTGCGGACACCCCGGAAGTCGAGATCATTCCGGGGCGGCGCACGATGCTCCGTGGAGCGCGCCCCCTGGTCGTGGGGTCATCCGTGACCGCGACCATTACTCCCATCACGCGGAATCTACAGACGGCTACGGCGACGACCGGCTCGGCCTCCTCAGTGCATTCGGAGACCGGGATCGCTCCGTTGCGCACTGATGCCCGCTATCATAGGCTGCGGGTGACGACCTCGGGATCGTTCGATCACCTGATCGGGGTCGATGTACCGAGGGAGTGTATTGCGGTGACCGGCAGAAGGTAATGGCGAAACGCGCCCCAACGTCCTGGTACGATTTCAGCCAGGACGGGATCAAGCGCGTGATCCGGGCGCTGGCGGACTGCATCAACGAGATCGCCGATGGCCGGCTGAACTCTAGCGGAGTTATCACGCTCACGGCGAGCGCCGCAACCACTGCGGTCACAGATCGCCGCGTGGGGCGCGACTCGGTGATCCTGTTCATGCCCGTCACAGCGAATGCAGCGGCGGAACTCGCGGCGGGGACGATGTACGTGCAAACGACAGACATTGCGCCGCTGACGAATCAATTCACGATCAATCACGCGAATAACGCGCAAGCAGATCGTACTTTTAGATACCTCATCGCAGGCTCGGAGATCACTTAAATGCCAATGTACAACTCACTCGATCAGATCGGAAACCCCTGGATGAATTTTCCGGGGATGAATATTCCGGGTATGCCGCCCGGAATGCCGGGGATGCAGGGAATGCCCGGAATGCCGCCCGGTATGCCGCCCGCAGTGCAAAGCCAGATACCAGGCCGCTTCCCGCAACAGCCGCCGCAGGGCTGGCAGGGGATGGCTGGCCCGGCTAACCCCATGTCTTTTATCCCCGGACGCACGCCGCGATCCATGAATGACCAGGCATCCATGCTCGCCGGCAATCAGGCTTTCGGGCAGCCCTTCAACCGATTCAAGAACATGATGAACCCGCGTTACAAGGGATTCGCCCGAATAGGGCCAATGCCGCAGGGGATGCAGGGCGGCATGAACAACCCATACATGGCGCAGGGAATGGGACAACGCCAGTGGGCGGGCGGCGGTTCCCCCGGCATGTCAATGGGCGGAATGCCCGGCATGGGCATGGACCCGCAAATGCTTGAACGCCTGCGGATGATGATGTCGGGCGGCGGGATGTCTGGCGCGATCTGATGATCGTTCCGGTTCAGCGCGACCGCGCTCTCGATGTGTGGCGTGACGCGGAGCCATTTGTAACAAAAGCTCTGGAACAAGCACAGGGCGAATTCGATAGCCTTGACATTCTCCGCTTTGTGCTTAGCCGGGACATGCAACTTTGGCTGTCCGTGAATCAAGTCATTTCCGGCGTAGCCGTTACCCAAATCATTCACTACCCGCGCATCGGCGGATGTTGCCGCGTCGTTCTTTTGTCTGGGGACGGAGCATTAGGCGCAGGCGGATGGTTCGACGAAATGATGGACGCGATTGAAGGCTGGGCAAAACAAAACGGCCTTAAGCGAGTTGAAGAATCTGGCCGCGAAGGGTGGATTAAAACTGGCAAACATCGCGGTTATCGAAAAGCGTACATAACTCTGGTGAAAGACCTATGAGCAAAGGCAGCACCCCCGATACAGAAACGGTCNACAGAAACGGTCACGACGACGCAGAAGTCCGATCCGTGGTCAGGACAACAGCCGTATCTAACCGATCTCTATCGGACTGCGCAGGGCATTTTCGGCGGTCAGGGGCCGCAATACTACCCAGGACAGACAGTCTCGCCATTTTCCGCGCAGCAGGACATGGCGATGCAGTTGATTCAAGGGCGGGCATTGGCGGGATCACCACTGAACGACGCCGCGCAGAATCAGGGACAATTCACGATGGGCGGCGGCTATCTCGGGGCAAGCCCAGGGCAGGGTTATCTCGATTATTCGATGTACGGAAAAAACCCGATGGGCGGACCATCGTCCGGGTTTACGTCCGGAGTTATGGGACAGAACCCGCGCGTCAATCCGTCCTATGACTACCTGTCCAACACGGCCTCCGGCGGGATGCTGAACGCTAATCCGTGGTTGGACAAGACCTTCGATCAGGCCGCGAGCCGGGTCACTGACGCATTCAAAAACGTCACTGTTCCGGGGATCAACTCTCAGGCCGCAGGCGGCGGCGGCATGTTCGGCTCGGAAGCGTGGAGACAACTGCATGATACCGCGCAAACGAACCTCGGCGATACGCTGAATAACCTCGCCACGAACGTCTACGGCGGAAACTACGCCAATGAACGCGGCTTGCAACAGGGTGCCGCAGGCCAAATCCAGGGTGCTTATGATGCGTCCTTGAATCGTGGGCTGGGCGCGGCGAACCTCGCGCAGGGCGCGTATGACACGTCAATGGGACGCGGGCTTTCAGCCGCAGGCATGAGCAATGATGCCTTCGCCAACGAACGCAACAACATGTTGCAGACGATGGGCCTGTCTCCCGTGTTGTCAAATATGGATTACGCGGACTTCGACCGGCTGATGGGAGTGGGCAACCAGGTACAGGGACAATCGCAGAACTTGATGAATGATCAGCAGAATCGTTGGGACTTCTATAACACCGGCCTGGGCAGCCCAGAGACACGATTACAGAATTATGCAGGGATCATCCAGGGCATGAATCCGGGCGGATCAACGACCGGCACACAGACCTCGCCGCTATACGGCCAAGACCCGTTGATGGGCGCGCTTGGTGGCGGCATGGCGGGCGCGGGGCTGGCTTCATCTCTTGGGCTCGCTAGCCCGTGGGGATGGGGCTTGGCGGGTCTGGGCGCGCTTGGGGGCATGAAATGAGCGGATGGCACTTATGCAGGGCGGGCAAATGCCACCCGGCGCGCCGATGCCGCAGCAGTCAAAGCTCCAAGGCATTATGACGAATCCGCTGTTTATGGGCGGGCTCGGGATTCTCGGCGCGAATGCCAAGTCGAGAAACCCGACGAATCCGATGGCCGGACTCATGTCAGGACTACAGAATGCCGGTCAGTACGAGAATCAGTTGCGCGATCAACAATTGCAGCAGATGTTTTACGGCGCGCAATTGGGGCGGATGGCGAAACAGGACAAGAAGGACGAGGCGAAGGCCAAGAAACAGGCGTACCTGGATGCACAGGTAGAAGGGTTGATCAAGAATCTGCCGCCCGAGATGGCGGCCCCGGCAATGGTGGCCGCGATCCGCGCGAATCCGTCCGCGTTCACTTCGGAGATGGCGCGGGCGACGTTCAAAAGCAGCAGCGATAAGGCGCCTATGGACGTTAGAACATATAAATTCTGGAAAAGCCTGCCAGAAAAAGAACAAGAAGAGTTTTTGCGCGTCAAACGTGCAACACAATGGATTGATACAGGTGGAAGCATCGTCGCGCCAAGCTTGTCATTGCCAGGCGGTGAACC